ATTGACGTTCGTGGTGAGGATGCAAAACGAGCTAGGGCTTATGCGAGTCATATTGCAAAAGGAAACACGAGAGAGGAGAAAGATCGGGCACTGGAAGCTCTATCTGCGCTGCGTGAGGCCGTACTGCACGACAATCACGGGTTGACAGAGGCATTGGAAATGGCTGAAAGAGTCTTGTGGGGTGAGGAATGATAAGTGAAGTAGAACTAAACCTTTCAACTGCGATAGTCTACTATCCCCATGGGCATAAGTGCGACCATTGCGAAGAGATGAATAAAGGCATGTACCAGGTCAAGGGTAAGACGCTGTGTATTGGTTGTTTTCACAGGTACATGGGAGATCTTGCCTTGGTAGCCAACCCAAAGTTTATTGGACCATTCTCGAAACTGGTTAAGGGACTAAAATCTTTATCCTTGGAACCGAAAGTAAAAGACTTCATTTTCGACAGGCCCTCTCAGAGCCTTATGCCGCCGTTCCCTGGAGAAAAGAGTCCTCCTACTAGATGATATGATCCTTGCCAAGTACAAGAGAAGGTGTATAATGATGTAAGCCATATTATACATGAAACCCAAGTGAGAGTTGCAGTAATCATAATCCCCTCTCTACGGAGAAGGTCCGATCCTACTTTCGGGTAGGGGTATTAGTACCCAAGGGGGTGGCGTCACATTAGGCAAAGCCCCCTTAATTGAAAAGAAGGTGATACACTTGGCAGATACCACTAAGAAGTCAATCAGAACCAAACTCGTAGCTAACCTGTCTGATCTGCTTGAACGTGCCCAACTGGCCCATCGGGCAGGTTTGCAGTTCGGCAGGGATAGAAATATCGATGTATCGTTGGGCTACAAAACCAAGCCTGAGATAACGGACTATCTATCCTACTATAACCGTAGAGGCCTTGCCGCTACCATAGTTGACGCTCCTGCCAAGACGACATGGCGGAAAACACCTATCGTAACGGACGAGACTGAGGGCAAGTCTGACTTTAGCAAGGAATGGGCCAAGCTCCGCGACAAGCTCAATGTCTATCACTACTTGGAGAGGGTGGATAGGCTTTCAGGGATAGGTAGGTATGGGGTATTGCTTATTGGGACAAAGGACGGCAAGCTGTCGGAGGAGTTAACGGCGGTCACTGGACCGGAGCAGGTCATATTCCTGTCCGCGTTCGGTGAGCAACACGTAGGGATCAAGACATTCGTGGATGACACAAACAACCCTCGCTTCGGCCACCCGCTGGAATATGAAATTGACCTAATGGGCAACCTCGCGTCAGGGAAGGGGTTCAACAAGCAGAAAGTCCATTGGTCGAGGGTCATTCACATCGCTGAAGGGCTTCTAACGGATGAAGTGTTCGGTGAGCCACGCTTGCAAAAGGTGTTCGACCGCCTGTTCGACTTGGACAAGATTGTGGGTTCCGCAGCCGAGGGCCACTGGCAGACGGCGGTCCCAGGCTTTGAACTCGGAGCCGAGAAGGACTACGCGGATATGAGCGATGAAGACTTGTTGGCGATGAAGGAAGAATGGCAGAACTACATCCACGGGCTGCAACGCCTCGTAGCCATAAAGGGAGGGAAGTTCACGCCGATAAAGGGCGAGATAGCCGATCCGACAGCGGCGTTTGCTGTAGAGATACAACTTATATCTGGCAAGACGGGAATACCACAGAGGATCTTGCTGGGAAGTGAGCGCGGGAACTTAGCCTCTACACAGGATCAAGCTAACTGGCTTGGGAGAATAGCTGAGAGGCAAGAGCAGTTTGCAGAGCCAAGGATACTTAGACCGCTGATTGACAGGTTTCGGGAGATTGGCGCTTTACCCGCACCTGATGACGGGATCTATAAGGTTGAGTGGCCTGGGCTATTCTACCTTACGGACCAAGAACAGGCGGAGGTCTACTCTAAGAGAGCCGATTCAGTCAAGGCTATTACAGGGGGCTTCCCACTAGACATGTTCACCGTCCCCGAGCTAAGGGTAATGATTGGCTTTGAACCTGAGCCGGACAAGGAAGAAATAACCACGCACGAACTGGACGAGAGCAACGAGGAAGTAATGGCTGAGTTTGAGCGGTTACGAGGGAGGAGAAATGGATAGAGAAGGGAAAAGGATAAAGATTCTAGGAATTATAGGCGCAATGTGTTGTGTTGGATTTGCTATGGGGGTTGGAATCCTCATATATAACTTGATAACGGCATTGTAGTGAGGAGGAATGAAGCGCTTAGCGACAAGAACTAGACACGTACACAACGCCCGTGCCGGCTGGCCCCAGTTGGCGATGATTCATAAACAGTACATGGCTGAGATGAACCGTCGCTTTGGCAGGCTCAAGGCTCTGATTACCGAGTCCATCGTCACAAATGACTGCTTCTTAATCAGTAATAAGCCCAGCGTTCTCAGTACAATGGCTGCCGCTGCGCTACCATTCAAGTTCACGGAGAATCCTGCCAAGGTAGAGGCATTCATGGAGTGGCTTAGGGCAGCGCAGGACGGCGAGATCCTTGGGGTAACGGAGAGGGTTGGCCGTAGGGTAGTGGCCCACAGCGAATGGCAGAACGTGTATGTAAGAAGGTCTTACGAGAAAGGGATTGTCTGGGCACGACACAAGCTGAAAGAGCAAGGTATTGATGTACCAGAGGAAGAGCTAAGAGCGATATTCAACAGGCCGATCCACGCTGATTCCCTTGGCATGATGTACACAAGGAACTTCACTGAGCTAAACGGGATCAACGAGGCAATGGATCAGAAGATCTCGCGGGAACTGATTGATGGATTATCACAGGGTAAGAATCCTAGAGAGATCGCTAGGCTAATCAATAAGAACGTAGACAACGTAGGACGGACAAGGGCAAGGACACTGGCGCGTACTGAGGTCAACCGCACACAGAATGAGGCGTCACTGAACAGATACACTGACTATGGTGTGGAGAAGGTAGAGTTGATGGTCGGGCCTGGACCGTGTCCGAGTAATATATGTCCCGATGCGGCGGGAATATACACACTCGAAGAAGCCAGAGGGATGCTTCCTTTACATTGTAACTGTTCGTGTACCTGGGCTCCAGTAGTTTGACATTCCACAGGGGTAGGTGTATAGTGACCAAGTGCAAAGATGTCGCGGTTGCTAAGGAGCGTGATATAATGGCAAAGAGAGGAACACCTAAAAGAGACGGAAGCGGCCAAGGCCGGAGAAAGAATTCAGGAAGAGGCGGTTGCCCTCCATCGAAGCAACCAACTAAAGGCAAGGGCAGCAACCGCCGATAGAGCTTGGCATTTAAAAGCGGGTAGTATGCCGTCGATACAGGCAGGGAGAGCTTGGCGGCCTGAACATCGTATAGCGATGGTACTTAGAAGGTGCGCCCTGCCACTCGCCTAGTTATCTTGACATTCAGGTAGAAAGGTGTAAAGTATCAATAATCAACAAAGGGAGGAAAGACATGTAAAAAAGGACAGGTGAAGATGGATGCTGAACTAGTTTTTGGCAAGCTCTCGACTGGTCGTGTATCGACTAAGTTTTTAGACGGTCGAGAGTATCTTGTTTGTCCTATCGTGGCCGTCAAGCAAGGTGTATTGAACACACAACTACTCCTTGCGGCTGAGATCGAGAAGTCTGTAGTATTGTGGAACGATGTACCGATACCAATACCCCATCCCTTAGAAAACGGAGAGAAGGTCTCCGCAAGGGACTTGGACGTGATTGAGGAGTCCGTAGTCGGGCGGTTTTACAATGCTTACTATGAGAACGAGAGCCTGAAGGGTGAGCTATGGATTGACATTGAAAAAGCAGAAGGGCTAGGCAATGACGCGGTTGAGATACTCAACAAGCTACGCAAAGGTAAGCCGGTTGAGGTGTCTACCGCCTACTACTCGGACACAGATCTAAATGAAACTGGGACATACAAAGGCGAACAGTACGTGGGAATCCAGTACAATCTAAGACCGGACCACATAGCTCTACTACCAGAAGGGAAAGGGGCCTGTTCTTGGGCTGACGGGTGCGGGACGCCACGGATCAACGAGTTGGCAAAAACCAAACCCCCTAGGGAGTTTGTGACGATGGAGGAATTTCTCCAATCGACCGAGGAATGGGAATATGATTCTGATTAAGGAGAGTTTCAAGCTGAGTTACTCTAACTTGAAGACGTTTTATGGTTATGTGTTGACTTGCTGGATGAAGTTCAAGGTTATCGAGCGTGTTATTAGTCCGGTTGCCGTCTTTGTGATGAACGACTTCCCACGTTTCCAAGGGGCGGCC